ACGAACCCAACAATGGCAGAAGGCGGCGAACATATTGGCGGTGTAGTAGGTTTTTTAAAAAATATTCGATTTTTATGTGAAAAATTTAATCCATCATCTGTTTGCATTGCCTGGGAGGGCGGAGGTTCTCAACGACGTAGAGCAATTCGTGCTAGCTACAAAGGAAAGCGGAGACCTGTAAAGTTAAATAGATTCTATAACGATCTTCCCGATACATACAACAATAGAGATCAACAACTAGTAAATTTAATAAAAATTATTCAAAATTTACCGGTGATTCAAGTGTATGTGTCAGATTGCGAAGGCGATGACATAATAGCCCACATATGTAATCGAACATTTAATGAGAGGAAATGCATTATAGTATCATCAGATAAAGACTTTTATCAGTGTATTTCTAGTAGAGTTAAGCAGTGGTCTCCTGGCAGAAAAAAAATCATGACACCTGAAAATGTTTTGAGTGAATTTGGTATTTTAGCTTCAAACTTTGTAACTACAAGGGCATTTGTCGGGGATGTCTCAGATGGTATTTTGGGAATCAAAGGTGCAGGTTTTAAAACAATGGCAAAAAGATTTCCCGAACTATCCAGTGTTGAGGATGTTATTTTAGATGAAATTTTCGAAAAAGCAAAAATTAATAATATAAAAAAAGCACCTGCAATTTATGATCGTATAGTACAAAATCAAGAAAGGATAAGAGACAATATGAAGCTAATGTCGCTTGAAGGTCAAAATCTTTCAGCTTATCAAATGATAAAAATAGACGGCATAATAGAAAACTATAGCTTTACACCAAAAAAGCTAGATATGTTTAGATTGTTTTTAGCACTAGGCATTAAAAATTTTGACATTGATGCACTGTGGGTATCAACACAGTGCCTTAGACATAACAATATTTGAAAGACATGATTTAGTATGACTAGTATCGATATGCACTCACACTTCTCGAAATATGGAAAACAATTTCAAGAAACAATATTTCAAGGATTAATAGGTGACCACACTTGGGCCTCACAAATGTTTGAGGTTATGTCATGTCATTATTTTGATTTAAGATATCTTGAGTTTTTAACTGAAAAATATTTTTCATATTTTTCTAAATATAAATGTTTTCCATCAATGTCCTTGCTGGTACAAATAGTCAAAGATGAGTTTGCAGATTCAAAAGATACAATTTTGAGAGATCAAATTGTGGAATTTTTACATCGCATGCGTGCTGACCCAAACGTATCAGATATCCAGTATGTTAAAGACAAGACATTAGATTTCTGCAAGAGACAAGCATTTAAAGAGGCATTGGAGAAGTCTGTTGAACTAATCTCAACCGATAAGTTTGAGTCTGTTGTTGAGCTCATGAAAGAAGCGGTTGCTATTGGAATGCCACATTCAGTTGGTCATGATTTTTTTAATGATGCAGATGCAAGATTTGTAAAATTTAATCGAAACGTCTGTCCTACCGGTCTCAAGAGGTTGGACGACAAGGACATCTTGCGTGGAGGTCTCGGCCGGGGAGAGCTGGGTGTGATCACTGCCAACACTGGTGTCGGAAAGAGTCACTTTCTTGTTGCCTTGGGCGCGAATGCATTAAGGGCAGGAAAAAATGTTCTTCACTACACGTTTGAGCTCACAGAGCATTCTGTGGGTTTACGATATGATTCGAATCTTTGTAGCATTGCTAGCAATGATGTTCAAGATAACAAAGATTTTGTCTTAGATCAGTATGAAGATAATGAAATGGGGCGTTTAATAATAAAAGAATACCCAACAGGTTCTGCTTCTATAGTGACACTAAGAAATCATATTGAAAAATTAGGTATGAAAAATTTCAAACCTAGCATTATCATGGTTGACTATGCCGATGTCATGAGATCAACCAGAGCATATGATTCTCTTAGACATGAGCTTAAGTTGATCTATGAAGAATTACGAAATATGGCTATGGAGCTAAATATTCCTATTTGGACCGCATCTCAAGCCAACAGAGATTCTGCAAAATCAGATATTGTGGGCCTTGAAAATATGGCAGAAGCATACGGCAAAGCTATGGTTGCAGATGTAGTCCTGTCTCTGTCCAGAAAGCCGATGGAGAAATCAACAAAAGACGGACGCCTCTTTGTAGCAAAAAATCGAGCCGGCCGAGATGGTCTAGTTTTTCCTATTCACATTGACACATCACAGTCTAGGATTACAATACTATCTGATGAACACTTGACACTAAAAGAGGCAGTTAATCAAGATGACTCTACCATGAAAACACTGTTAAAGAAAAAGTGGAAGGAAGTAAATGGTCACTGCGATGAATGAAAATAAAATGACTATCGACATGAACGCTCGAAAGAAAACACTTGAATTTTTTAATAATGATGAATTAGCAACATCAGTCTTCTTAAACAAGTATGCACTATCTAATTCTAGCGGAGAATTACTAGAAGCAACACCCAATGATATGTTTAAAAGATTGTCAAGAGAGTTTGCAAGAATAGAATCAAACTATCCAAACCCTCTATTAGAAGATGAAATCTTTTTGTTGCTATCTTCAATGCAAATTGTACCACAAGGTTCACCGATGTCTGGAATTGGAAATAATTACAGAGTGCAGTCTTTGTCAAATTGTTTTGTAATCGATGGCCCTGAAGATTCTTATGCTGGCATACTTCATACTGATCAAGAACAAGTTCAAATTATGAAACGCCGCGGCGGCGTTGGTTTTGATATATCTAAAATTAGACCCAAAGGAATGCCAACGTCCAATGCAGCAAAAACAACTGATGGCATCGGCATCTTTATGGAAAGATTCTCAAACTCTACACGTGAAGTTGCCCAAGGCGGGCGCCGCGGCGCATTGATGATAAGTATTGATTGTGCTCATCCAGAAATAGAAACTTTTATAGACATAAAGCGAAATCTTACAAAAGTTACGGGAGCAAATATTTCAATTCGTCTAAGCGAAGATTTTATGAAAGCAGTTAAAAATGATGAAAATTTTGTACTAAAATGGCCTGTAGACGCTAAAAATCCCAAAGTGACAAAAACTGTTAGAGCATCAGAAATTTGGGATAAAATTATAGACTCGGCACATACAATGGCAGAACCCGGAATATTCTTTTGGGACAATGTTATCACAAATTCATTGTCAGATTGTTATGAAGATCTAGGCTTCAAGACTACTTCTGCAAACCCATGTGGTGAGCTAGTACTGAGCCCGGGCGATAGCTGCAGACTAATGGTTGTAAATTTGTCTAAGTTTGTCCAGAAAGCCTTTACAGATCATGCAAGATTTAATTATAAAAAATTTAGTACTATAGTACAAAAAGCGCAAAGACTAATGGATGACTTGATTGACTTAGAGATTGAAAATATTGATAAAATTATCGATAAAATTTCAACTGATATTGAATCACATAACGTCAAAAGAGTTGAGCTTGATCTTTGGAAAAGAATAAAAAAGACTGCAATAAATGGTCGACGAACGGGCCTCGGAATTACAGCTCTCGGTGACGCAATCGCAATGCTAGGCATGAAGTACGGATCAAAAGAATCAATAAAAGAGATTGAAAAAATCTATAAAGCACTTGGTATTAATGCTCATATTTCATCTTGCAAGTTAGCAGAAGAAAGAGGAACATTCCCAATATTTTCCCATTCTCGCGAGAAGAACAATCCATACTTAAAAAGATTGTTACTATCAAGTGAAGAGCTAAGTAAAGTATACAAAAAGAACGGAAGAAGAAATATAGCGCTAACCACAACGGCACCTGCAGGTTCTGTAAGCATCTTGACGCAATCAACATCAGGAATTGAACCACTTTTTATGATGAGCTATAAGCGAAGAAGAAAAATCATAGAAGGTGAAGATATTATTCCTGATTTTATTGATGATATGGGTGATAAGTGGACTAGTCATAATGTTTTTCACCACGGGGTAGTAAAGTGGATGGAAGTTACGGGTGATAAAGATGTTGAAAACTCTCCTTACTATGGTGCAACAGCAAATGATATTAACTGGATTAGTAGAGTAAAGATACAAGCTGCGGCACAGAGATGGATTGACCATTCAATTTCAAGTACTGTAAATCTTCCTGAAAACGTCACCAAAGAAACAGTTCGAGAAATTTACGAAGAAGCTTGGCGAAGCGGATGTAAAGGACTTACAGTCTACAGAGATGGTTCGAGGACAGGGGTTTTAGTTAGCGATACAGATACCCACACAAAAACGACTTTTTCTAGTCATAATGCACCAAGAAGGCCTGAAAATCTTGAGTGTGACATTCAACATGCATCGATCTTAGGTGAGCAGTGGACTATTTTAGTAGGCCTCATGGAGGATCGACCTTATGAACTTCTGGGCGGCTTATCTGAATTTGTAACAATTCCTGCAAAATATAAAAAAGGAAAAATTGTTAAGCACCCTAGAAAAACAATGAACAGCATTTATGATCTTCATTTTGGTGAGGACGGCAATGAAGTAATTGTAAAGAATATTGTCAAAGTATTTGATAATCCTAATTATGCATCGTTTC